TAGTGAACTTTATCTACTCTTTACCACAACAATATTGGACAGAATCTGCAAAATTTGTTATCAATCCAGTTTTACTTCAACAAATTCGTGGTTTAGTGGATGACCAAGGTCGCCCTATCTATGTTGATGGTTTAGCTAGAGCTGATGGCATTGTTGGCACATTGTTAGGTTTTGATGTTGTTGTCAATAAGTATCTTGACAATCCTTCACAAGCTACAACTGGTTCTGCTGGCACAACTAGTTTGTATCCAATGTATTTCGGTGATTGGCAAAGAGGTCATACAATCGTGGATCGTTTAAATATGGTTCTACGTCGTTACGACCAAACTTTACCAGGTTCTATAACATTTTATGGTGAAAAACGATTAGCAACTTCTGTTGTTGATCCTTTTGCTATTATTCGTTATAGATCAACAGGCACTTCTACTAACCCTGCTTAGTAGATTGGGAAAGGGCGGAGCAATCCGCCCCTTCTTTTTAACTTTTTTAGGAAAGAAAAATGAATACAACCGAAAGAATTTATAACGGAATCAAAAAAGCTTTAACAGAAGGCGAAGCCAAAGTTAAGTTATTTGAGGAAGCAAAACAGATAGATGAAGCATCTGCTTTGACAGGTAGTGGTTTGAATATTGGTGGTAGAACATTTTTTGATGATTCTTTTGCAGCATTAAGATATGCAAATCCTTTCAGAATGGGAAGTCGCCAAATTATTTCTACTAGCACCTCTGCCACTCAATTTGTAGCTAAAACTGGTAACGCAGCTAATTCAACAAACCCATGGTTATATGTTGTAACACCAAATAGTGGTAGCCCAAATATTGCTACTTCATTTTGGCAATTACCAACAAGAGTTATTGCTGCTCAATTACCTATTCGTAGCGCAGTATTAGATGACATTAATTATTTAGAACAAACTGTTGTTCAAGACCTTATGCTTGAATTTAGTCAATTAGAAGCACAATCTATGGCTACTAATAATGACCAAGCTGGATCATCTACAACTTCAACTGGCGGAACAAATGGTTTACGCGGTTTATCTTATTACAATACAAGCACTTCAGCCGCAGCTTATGGCTCAAGTGGCAATGCAATAACTGATGGTATTCATACAATTTTAAAGAAAACATTTACAGCAGCTTCAGTAACTTATGACAATATTGTTGATGCAGCAAATTTATTACCAAGTCAATATTGGGCTTTACCTACAACTGCATGGCATTTGCATCCTGATCTTATTGTTCAATTAAGAAAATTAAAAGGTTCAACTGGCGGACAACCAATGTTTATTGAAACTGGAACTGAAGATGGTGGCTCAATAGTTTATTTATTTGGATTCCCTGTAATTGCGAATCCATATTTAGAAACACCAGCCGCTGGTTCTCTTTCAGGTGTATTAGCAAATTGGGATCAATTCTTAACTATTGCTGATGCTGAAGAAATGATTATCAAACGCTTTGACCAAACGCAGCCAGGCACAGTAACACTTTATGCAGAGAAAAGATTAGCAAGCTCAATTCGCAATCCATTCGCTGGGGTTTATTTAATAGGGGCGTAATAAATGAGTGATACATTAGGACAGGTTCAATATGGAAGCACTCGCAATCCGTTCAACTATGATAAGTTTGAGCAGATTAATCGTGCTTTAACGACAGGTTGGCTAACGCTAGATGAGATTACTAACCAATTAAATTTGTTTGGTGATGAATCTCAAGATGCTTATTTAGAAGGTTTAGAGTTAGCAGTGCGTATGCACATTGAAGATTATCTTGGTATGCCTATATTCCCTGTTTCGTATCGTGTTTATTATGGCATAAGCTCTATTTACGCAAGCCCTGTTGCTTTGGACTTGCCACAAGTATCTTATGCGGATAGTTATGGATCAGGTAGTGTTGTTATTAATAGTGTTAAATACTATAACGATAACATTCCTGTAACTCTTACAACTTTAGCAAGCACTAATTATACTTACGATCCAACTGGTAACAAATTAATCTTACCTAATGGCACTCCGTCAGATATAAATGTAAATGTAACATCGCCTATTGTTATTGAATACACAGTTAATCCTAATTTTTTACAGGCTTATCCTGTTATTAAACAAGCGGCTTTATTATTATTTACACACTTATATAACAACAGAAGTGAAACTGTGCAGGGCGGATTACAAGTTATTCCTTATGGCGTAGATGTTCTTTTAAGACCTTATAAACCATTGGTGATGTAAATGGCAATTAAACGCTATGAAAATGTAGATGTTAATAATTTAACATTTAGCAGCGATGCTTATGGTCAATATACAACTACAATAACAAAGAAATTTACAGGCAGACCATTAATATCGTCTGTTAAAAATTCTTTAACCATAACTGAAAAATATCGTATTTATCAGGATTTGATTGAGTTTAAATTTAATTATACGCCTTGGATGCAAGATGTAATTATCAATCAGAATCTTTATTCGTTTAAATGGCGAACTCAAGATTGGCGTATTGAATCTGCTATTGAGGCTAATGATAGAATGAGCGTTACTTTTATTTGTTACAGAAACGATCCAGCGACGGCAGTTTAATATGGCTCAACAAAATAATGTTAATAATTACGCGAAGGCAATACAAGCACAATTAAGCACTACTGCATCGCCTGTGCCTGTGTATGCTAACTTTAATAGAAATTGGGCTACGCAACCAAAATTTATAACATGGCAATTAAGAAATGTGCATCAAGAAGTATATACTGGTATATATCAAAGCAACAAAGGAATTGATAGACCGACCTTTCAAATTAGCGTGTTTTCAGCTACAATGGAAGATGGATTTTTAACAGCGAATACTATATTACAAGCGTTGCACGGGTATAGCGGATTGTTTGGTGGTTCTACTTATGGCTTCAATGTATCTAAATGCGATATAGTGTGGCTTTATAACGGATATGATGATGAAATTAAACTATACAATATATTTATGGATTGCACCCTAGATATACCAGCATAAGATTTTTTGACTATTTAACTAAAAGGAAATTTAATTATGGCACTTCCAAATAAAGTTTTACCTGGGTTTAGCGCGACGCTATATGCACAATCAGGCGCAAGTCCAACAGCTTTAACAACAGCTAATCTTTCTACTTACGCATCTGTATCAGGTATTGCTGTTTCAGCAAATGCTGTTCCAGTAGAAGCTATTCCAGCTTTCGGTCAAGATGACGCAGTTGCTTCTTTTGGTGTAGCAGGTTCTCGTCAATCTGACAAAATCCCTGTTCAATCAGCACCTACATCAATGACAGTTACGGCTGCTTGGAATCCAAGCGACGCTATGTTATTAATCTTAAGAGGCGATGCTTATAACGGAACTATTGACAGAACATTTGTTATTTCTGCAACAGACGGCACAAACATTGTTAATTACGCTTTTAATGGTCGTGTTAGCCAATGGACTGTAGATAATGCACCAGGCGCAGAAGCTAAGGCAACATTTACTATTCATCCGCGTGGCAATCAATATGGTTGGTCAAACAACGCTTAATAAGGATTTAGTATGAAACTAAGTGAAGCTTTAGATATATTAACAACAACATACCAAAGCCTTAATTCTGTGGCGGCAGGTTTGTCTGTTGATGCAAAAGAAGTTAATGATGCTTTAAAAAAAGTTGATGCTGATAGCGCAGAATATGTTGCTTTAGAAGCTTTAGCCAAATACAACCCTGTTAATGACACGAAAGTAAAAAACAATGACAACACATCAAATAAAGTCGAGTGATGATTTATTAAGTTATTTGGTAGCTCAAGCCAATTCTGGTCAAAAGAATTGGTTTGGGTTTGCCCAACAACGTTTAACAGGCATCAATTTAGCCCATGAGATTGCAAAATACCATGCGGACAAACTTACCCCTGAAGAAGCAGTTGATTACGCAGTTAAATTAAATAACGCTATTTATCAAAAAATTATTAAGGCAGAGTAATGCAAACAAAGTTTTCTGTGACTGGCGTTGAAGGCACACTCCAAGTTTTTGAAAACTTAAGAGAACAAATTGGGGATAGCCGAAAGTCTAGTAAAATTTTAACGGATTCTGTTAAAGAAGCTATGAAGCCTGTATTAATGATGGCTAAAATGCTTGTTCCTAAAGACACTGGCGCACTAGGAAATTCTTTAGGTATAACTTCAAGACGCCCAACAAGAAAAGACATGAAGTCTAATTATGTAAAACCGACTGATTCTGCTATCGCTTTGGTTTCTACTAAACCAATTCCAGCTAGATTAAGAAAAACATTTGCAGCCACAGGCGCGTATAAATTAGGTAAGAAAGAATTTTCAAAAGCACAAAGGAAATTCTATAAAGAACAAGGTTCTTTTTACGATGCTAGAGCTATTTCAACCGAATATGGCACGGCTAAAATGCCAGCAAAGCCTTATCTGCGTATTTCTTTAGAAAGCCAGCAGATGAGCGTTATAGAATTGTTAGGAATGATTTTACACAGGAACATAGAGAATTACGCAAAAAAATTAAAAACACAACAAAAAGGAAAATAGAACATGAGTAAGTTAGCGGCTGCCCTTGGTAAAAAATACGAGGAAAATAGGTTATCGGTATTAACTAGAGAATTTAGATTGGGAGATCATACTTTTAAAGTAAAGATTCCTAATGTTGCAGAAATAGAACGAATTTATAATTACTTAAAAAAGCCTGACGAAACAAAAATAGAAAAAGAATATCAGGACGCTATTCAAGGTTTAAGCGAAGAAGATAAAGCTAAATCTGAAACAAAAGAAAATGATATTTTTATAGACGGAAAATCTGTTAGGCAATTTGTAATAGATAAGCATGGCGTTAAATATAGAATTGTAGAATACATTAAATTTTTAATTCCTGAAATTGAAGGCTCATTAGAAAATATAGAATATGCAGATATTGAAGCTGAATGGCCTCTAGCTAAACAGATAGAAATTGTAGAAAAAATTAGCGAAGTTATTTCGCCCGACTACAAAGATATCCGTTCAAAGTAGCAGGCTCATTAAGAAATCAGGCTAGAGCAGCTATGATTTTTAATGGGCATACAATACAAAATATCGACGCTCTAGACGAGGCTACAATGAACGAAATTGTAGTCATGTATAGCGATGGTGCTTTAGGAAATAAAAGTTTGCTGGTGACGCTTGCAACCCTCACGGCAGGGGTCTTTAACTATTTAAAGGCAAAAAGCAGTCCGCCATACGACTTAAAAGGTATTTTGGGGCAAGCTTATGCATATTACTACCCTGATTCTGACTTTTCCCCTAGCGATTCGTTATTGACATTTATGAGCCAAGCAGATGGATTTAGTTTAGATAAATTTAAGGGTCAATAATGGCAATTATTTCAAGATTAGCAGTTTTACTAGGACTTGATGCAGGCGAATTTAATCAGGGACTTGGTAAAGCTAAAACGCAAGTTGAAGGTTTTTCTGCTGCCTCTAAAGTAAGTTTAGCTGCTGTTGGAACTGCTTTCGCTGCTTTAGCTACAGACGCTATAAAATTTGCAGATGAAATAAATGATGTAGCAAAAGCCAATGAAGTAGCCGTAGAAAGTGTTTTGCAATTATCTCAAGCTTTAGCAATCAACGGCGGGAACGCTACAGATACCGCTAAAATATTTGCAACCTTTACTAACAAAATAGATGAATCTGTTCAGGGCTCAGACAAACTCCGCAAATCATTTCAAGACCTTGGCGTAACGACCAAAGATTTAGCTAACTTAACCGAACAAGAATTATTCGAAAAAGCCCTTAAAGGATTATCCGCAATAGAGGATCCAATCCGAAGAAATGCCCTTGCTTTTGACATACTAGGCAAATCTGTTAAAGGCGTAGATATTAAATCTTTATATGAAGATTACGAAAAAGCAAAAGGTTCTTTTGAAGGAAGTAACGAAACTTACAAAAGAGTAGGCGAATCCCTAGATAAATTAAGTATTATTTGGTTGCATTTTAAAGACAATTTAGCAAAAGCAGTTCTTCCGGTGCTTGAGGCTATTATTTTTGCTTTAGAAAAGATACACCAATTAAATAAATTCCTTGATCCTTATTTTGAAAAAGCAGATAAATTTTTTGGCATGGGTCCAAAAGGCGCAGAGGGAAGCTCATCATATAAACCTGTAGATTATACAGGTCCAGTCGGTCCAAACTTTTCAGCTCAAGCATCAAAAGCTTCGGCACAAAGAAAGTTAGAATTAACAGACGCTCAAAAAGCAGCGCAAAAATTACTTCAAACACAAACTCAATATTATGAAAAAGAAGTTGCTATTTCTAAAGCTAAAGCTGGTCGAGTAGCAAAAGAAAACGAATTAGCATTTTTAGGTGAGAACGAGAGAAAACGCCAGCTTGGTATATATGATATTGAAGAAAAACTAAAACAATTAGCAATTGAAAAGAAAATGACCAAACAGCAAATAGATGCTTATGGCGAAGTAGAAAAAGCAAGAGTAGAGCAAGAATATAAAATTGCAGAAAGCCAAAGAACATTTGAATATGGCTGGAAAAAAGCGTATGCAAGTTATGTAGATGATGCTACAAATGCAGCGAGAATGGGACAGGAAGCTTTTGTTTCTGTAACTCAAAATATGGAAAGCGCTTTAGATAACTTTGTAAAAACAGGCAAATTAAATTTTGCTGATTTAGCTAGAAGTATTATTAGCGACCTTATTAAAATTCAATTAAAAGCGCAAGCGACCAAGCTGTTTGGCGGTTTCGATTTAGGTGGATTGCTTGGTGGTATATTTAAAGGCGGAAGCAGTTATAGCCCTGGATATTCTACTTTAGCAGCAGCGCCTTATCCTAAATTTGCGGCAGGCGGTGGAATTTCAGGTCCGTCTATTGTTGGTGAAAATGGTCCAGAATTATTTATTCCTAAAGGTGCTGGCACTATTATTCCTAACAATCAAATGGGTTCTGCTATGGGTGGTGGCGCTCAAGTCGTGTATAATGGACCTTACATTGCAAATATGAATGCTATTGATACGCAATCTGCTACACAATTTTTATCTAAAAATAAAAATGCAGTATTCGCAGCTAATCAATCTGCTACAAGATCATTACCACAATCAAGGACATAAGTTATGTCATTAAATACAATATTATCTGTTTGTGAATCTATTGCCATTAACGATCAAAAGTTTGTAGGTCAAGTTTTAAGTCGTAATCAACGCATTTCTACTTCCGAACTGCTTACTGTTCAACCTTTTGAATTTACTATGAAGCCAATGAACTATTTGCTTTATAGTCAAAATAGAAGTTTACTATCAACCCTACGAACCAATGACAAAGCTACAGAACAGTTTTTAAATTTTGGCGTTACAGGTTGGCTTAATTATATTTCTTATCAAGGCGATATGTCATCCGCTCAAGTTGGTGCTTGTGCTTGGCAAACTTCCTCCGCAAATAAAACTTTAGTATTAGGTTCTTTGCCTTCTATTTCTTCTACTGCTTATATTGTAAAAACAGGTGATTTCTGCCAAGTAGGTCGATATGCTTATATAGCAACTGCTGATGTATTAAGAGGATCAGGATCAACTGTTAATATTCCTGTTCACAGAAATCTTATAGATACATTAACTTCTACTATGCAATGCGTTATAGGGCAATACGGAACAACTATATCTCTTGGCGGCGGAACTTATACAGGCACTACATTTCCTGTAATTTTAAGGGAATACCCAACTTATACATTAGTGCCTATGACTAATGATTCTTTTATATCTTGGAATGCTTCTTTTGTAGCAATTGAAGATGTCCTATGAATGTAATAGCACCTGTAGATAATACAAACAATATAAGAATGGCAGACTTTGTTCGCGTAACAACGCGAGTAACAGTTAATGCTACCGCTATGGTTAATGGCGCTCAATACACAATTAGAACTATTGGCACTACAAATTTTACTTTATATGGTGCTTCATCAAATACTGTAGGCATTGTATTTACCGCAGTTATAACAACACCTGCTACAGGAACAGGAACAGTTTATGAAACTGTTTATTATCGTTTTGCTACAACGCCAAGCGCACTTACTATTGCCGCCGTCGATTCTCAACCATTTAGCGCATTAGGATCATTAGTAAGAATTAATGATGTTCAAAGAGATATTAAATCAACGGCTAATGAAACTTCAATTACTTTAGTGGGTATTGATACTGCATTATTAGGATGGGTATTAGGCAATGAAATTAAAGGCTCACTAATTGAAATGTGGCATGGGTTTTTTGATACAAATGGCGCATTAATAACTACAGGTGGCACAGGCGGTCTTTACAAATTTTTTACAGGCTATATTAATTCATTTGGTATATCAGAACAATGGATGGAAGATGCAAGAATGTATGTAGGTATCATAAGCGCTTCAGCTTCAAGCATTCAAATTATTTTACAAAATAGAACCGCAGGTCGTTATACCAATAACAATGCTTGGACTTATTTTGCCCCTACAGACACTTCAATGGCGCGAGTAGGTTTTATTGAAACAATTAATTATTCATTTGGAAAAGATGTGTGATAAGACAAGCTACAAAATACGATAAAATACAA